GACAGTAAAGTTTACTATAATACGAGTCTTGCACCCAATGCATTGATGGTTTCATCAACAATTTTGAACAATATTAATAAATTAGCTGCCTCTGCGGAGTTAAATAAGTATGGAGCAAGGTTCAAATACAGTAAATTCCTTAAAGTTATCGATCAAAGTCACGAATCTATCACTTCTAACATCACAACAGTCGAAATGAGACGCGATTTGAGGTTAGCTATTGATCAATTTGCAGAATATGCCATTGATTTTGGTAATGAATTCCATATTTCATCTATGGATGGGTTCAATATTCGTTCTAGTGCCTTTAGAGTATTGGATATTACCAACCCAGTTTACCTTTATGACCTTCCAAATACCGATAGGAGCACTGGATCACTTGGTTTATTCTCTTTAGATGCACCAGGTTCAACAACTCCAATGATTGAAAGGCAAAATGTGGGAGTTGTTAACTATAAAACTGGTAGAATGACCCTTAACCCAATTAATATTGTCTCAGGTAAGACAAAAGATGCTCAACAAATTATGGAAATTTCTGTTGTTCCTCACTCGAATGATGTAATTGGATTACAAGATCTTTATTTCCAACTAGATACTAGTAACGTAGAGATGGTTGTTGATGAAATTGCATCAGGTGCAGACCCATCAGGATCAACATACACGGTTACATCAAGTTATACGGATAGAAAGATTATAAGATAACACATGACCGAAAAAAGAGTTCAAATTAATAAGGTTGTTAAAGACCAACTCCCCTCTTATGTGAAGGATGACAGCCCTTTAGTCGGTGAATTTTTATCAGCTTATTATCAGGGTCAAGAATATCAAGGCGGCCCAATTGATATAATCAATAATTTAGATTCTTACATACAATTAAACAAATCTGGAAGTATTGTTGGTTTCACAACAATTATGAATCCTGTTGGTCAGTTTGATACTGAAATTAGTGTAAAGACTACAACTGGATTTCCTGATAGTTATGGTCTTTTAAAGATAGATGATGAGATAATAACATATACAGGTATTGGCACAACTGCATTTACAGGGTGTATTCGTGGTTTCGCTGGTATTACTTCATTTAGAAATCCTGATGAACCTGAAGAATTTATTTTTACAACCTCTAAGGCAGCAACTCATGCTGTTGGTGTTGGAACAAGTGGTGGTCAGGTATATAATTTAAGTGGTTTATTTTTAGAAGAATTTTTAAGAAGGTCAAAAAAACAATTTTTACCTGGTTTCCAAAAAGATTTAAATCCTTCACTAAACGAACCACAATTTATTCGCCATTCAAAAGATTTTTATAATTCTAGAGGAACAGATGAATCGTTTAAATTACTGTTCAAATCATTATATAACGAAGATGTAGATATTGTTCGACCTGCTGACTATGTGATTTCACCGTCAGATGCAAACTTTAGAAAGACTCGTGACCTTATAGTAGAGGCAATACAAGGTGATCCAATGAAACTTGAGAATAGAACTCTATTCCAAGATCCTGTCGAAAACTTAAGTAGAGCTTATGGCCCTGTTTCAATGGTTGAAAGAGTTAGAGTTGGTCTTTTAACAGATGTTTATTATAAAGTTAGTATTGATGCTTCATTTGGAACAGGTAGTTCTGACGAATTATTGTATGGTAATTTTGCTGTTCATGCAAACTCTAGAAATGTTGGTGCAGTTGGAGCAGCACAGACTTATATTGATGTTGACTCTACCATAGGATTTCCTGATAAAGGAGCATTAACATTCAAATATCAAAATGGAACGATTGGAGTATGCACATATTCTAGTACTAATATAACACAATTTTTAGGTATAAGCACAACTGGTATTACAACCACTATTAAGGATGCAACAGCAATTAGACAGAATGCTTATGTTTATGCCTTGGGGCAGGCTGATCGCACTGCAGGGGTCACTACAGACGGCATACGATGCAGAATAACAGGAGTGTTAAATGACGTTGAACTTCCTGAGACTTTTTATCAAAGAAAGGGTGCGAAGATAAAATTAAAGTCTTTGGGTAAAATTGCACACGTTAACGATTTTAAATCAAATAACTGGATATTCAATGTTCAACCAAAGTATAATATTGATACAATTACTTTACAAGATGCATCTAATAATACCTATGAAGTTGTAACTAAAGATTTCCATAGAATAAGAGTAAACGACACTGTAACAGTTCAAACAAACAATGCGACTTTAGACGGTGGTTACGCTGTTACTGATGTCTTAAGTGCAACAAAACTTAGAATTAGAGGATCTGCAATAAGTAGTCTCTCTGCGGTTGTTGCCATAACAAAAACGCTTTCAAAACCAAATTCTGATGCTACTGGTGTCAACAATAATCAACAAAAATTAAACGATTACACAGCTAATGTTCAAAACGTTTATATGCAAG